ACAATCAATTGGTCAGATTATAGAATATGGTAGTGACAGATATTTTGTAAAAATAAATGCAGTTGTGCAAGGGGAGGCTGTAGAAAAAACAATTACAGTTGATGGTCCTACACTTAGAAACAAAAAATTATTTTATGACGCTGTAATTAGTAAAGCATCTGTTTGGATTCCAGAAATGAAACCTGCAGACTTTGAAGAAATCATGCGTAGAAAATATGAAGCAAGAGAAAAATCAAAAGACTATGTAGAAGATGCAGAAGAAGATTTAAGATTTGTAAAATATTTTAAAAATTATATTTCAGAACAAAAAGCATATACAAATAAAAAAGAATTAGCTTACTTTGGTTTGCCTTATTACAATCAAAACAATAACATTTTAGAATTTAATTTAGATAAGTTTGAAGATTATTTATTAAGACAAAAAATAAATTTATCTAGAGTTGATCTTGTTATTAAATGCCAAAACATTTTAAAAGCAAAAAAGAATCATGGTAAGTTTCAAAACAAATCTTGTGTATCATGGCGTATCCTTAATCAAAAACTTGAAGCAGAAGATTTAATTATAGAAGGCGAATATAAGGAGATAACAGATGATAGAACCTAAATTTATATCTGGACCACCAGGGACAGGTAAAACTTCTACTTTTATAACTCAGAAATATATAGAGTTGTTAGAAAAATATTCTTATGAAAAGATAATAATACTATCTCATACTAACGTTGCAGCTGATGAAATAAGAGATGAGATATTGAAACTACCAGAAGTAAAAGAAAAAGGTTTAACTAAGAAAACTTTTAAATACAGAATATGCACAATACATAGATATTGTAAAAATAAATTAGTAGGTCGAAAAGAAAAATTTAGTTTTCAAGATCACAAAAATATGTGCATGATAGAGTCTTTGTTTAAACTACAACAGGTTAAAGAATCTGACTTTGATAATGATAAACATATGTTTTATAAATATCTGTCAGATGCTTTTGGCACCGGTAAAACTTTGAAAGAGTATTGGAAAACATGTGATAAAAGTTCTTATAAACCTTATAGCTTAAATTCAATTGAAGAAATGTTACCTCATTATGTAAAATATAAGCAGGATAATCATGTCTGTGATTATGATGACATGATAAGAGACTTTATTGATAAAGCAGTAGAACCAGACATAGATGCTTTAATAGTTGATGAAGCACAGGATAGTAACGTACCACAAAGAAAAGCGTTAGAAAAAATGTCAACTAAAGCAAAAGAATATTATTTAGTTGGTGATGCGGATCAAACTATATTTGAATTTTCAGGAGCAGATGCAGATTATTATCATAAGCTATCTAGAAATGCAGAACAATTGGAACAGGGTCATAGATGTGGAAAAACAATCAACGCATTATGTAAAAGAATCATAAGACCAATATGGGAACGTTATGGTTACGAACGTACCTGGAAATCTACGGAGCATGTAGGTAATCATTATCGTTTACCTAATCTAGAAAACATGTGTAGTGCTATGGAAATTTTGTTAGATAAAATAAGAAATACTAATGAAACTTTTTTATTTACTTACAGACAAACGCCTTCTGATTCATGGATTAAAAAATTTTTAAAAGACAATGGTATAGAGTTTGCACATGTAGGAAACACAGCCCACGTACCAAAAAAAGAATTAAGATGTCATAAACTGTGGCCAGATTTTTGTAAAGGTACACCCATGCCATTAAAACAGATAAAAGATTTTTGGCAATACATGGGTAGTAAAGTTATTCCACGAGGTAAAGGCGAAGAGACTTTTGAAGACTGGGTAGATAGAGAATATACAATGGACTATTTAATAAGTAAAAAATTTTTAAAAGATACTGCAGGACAAGAAAGAGATTTTTGTTTGATAAGAGTACAAAGAGGTAAGAAAGAAGATTACGAAAAAAGATTATTATACATTAAAAAAATACTACAAAAAGGTTTTGATTTGGAGGGAGATGTAAAGGTGCAATATGCAAACATACATACAGTAAAAGGTCTAACCTTTGACAATGTTATAGTCGATGAATCTAGATTTAGAAAAGAAGATTATTTTACTCAATTAAGATTAAAATATGTTGCGTATAGTCGAGGCAAGTATGATTGCTGGACAATCTCAACTCAAGATAAATATAGAAGGAGGTTAGGAGAACGATGACAGACAGTAGTATATTTAAAGGAACAGGATATAAATCATTAGACAAACAGCATGGCGGGAGTCACTATAAAAAATTTAAAATTCAACCAGCAGAGTTTATAAATGAGAATGAATTGCTTTTTGCAGAAGGAAATGCTATTAAGTACATATGCAGACACTCTGCGAAAGGGAAAGAAGAAGATATCAAGAAAGCGATACATTATTTAGAAATGATATTGGAAAGAGATTATAATGTGTAAACATCCAATCGACTTAGATTTAAAAGATGTAGATACAGTTGCGGTTGATATAGAGACGTACGATCCTAATCTTAAAACAAAAGGTTTGGGCGCCATACGTGGTGATGGTTTTATATGTGGTATCGCAGTTGCAACAGGAAAAGAGACAGCTTATTTTCCTCTACGTCACTCAGATATATTTATAGACTATAAAAGAGATGAAAAGATATGGGATGTTCTTAACGAAAAGATATTTCAAAACGAAAACATCACAAAAGTATTTCACAATGCAATGTACGATGTATGTTGGATCAGAGCTGTAACAGGTATGAAGATGAAAGGTAGAATTGTTGACACAATGATAGCTGCATCTGTTATTGATGAGAATAGATTTAAATATTCACTCGATGCATTGTCAAAAGATTATCTTAACGAAGAGAAATACAAATACGATTTACAACAGAAAACATTAGAGTGGTCTGGTGGCACAGTAAAAGATCCAATGACTAACATGCACAAACTTCCTGCATCAATTGTAAAAGACTATGCAAAGCAAGACGTAAACTTAACTTATAAGCTATGGAATCTTTTTAATAAAAAAATTGACGAAGTATTATACATTAAAGAAGACGGAGAACAAAAGACTTGTAGACAAATATTTGAATTAGAAACAAAATTATTTTTATGTTTGGTTGACATGAAATTCAAAGGCGTTAAAATAGATGTCGCAAAAGCAGTCGAGTTTGGAAGACATCTCAAGAAACGTAGAGATCAGATC